GCGAACTTGGACAACGGAATTACACCGTGTCCAGGTACATCAGCCCGAGTACTACGGCAGGCTTGCACTGCCTCTGAGAGGTTAGTGTAGCCATGCAACATAGTCTGGACAAGCTGATTCGAGACTCTGTCACTCGCCTCGCTCAGATCGAGCGTTGCGAGGCTCCCGTCGAGGGAGCCTACCCGTGCAAGGAATTGATTATGTTCCTGAACACGAAAAGTGATGAACCGCTGTACGATATCATCGTACTCAACGAGTTCCGCCAGCGTAACCGCGACTGCCTGTTGTGCGTACTGCATACAGGTAGGTTCAATCGCGATGAGCCTTGGAGTCTTGAGCGTCTTGGGGACTGAGGTCAGTTTGACTGGCCTTTCGTCCTCAGGGTGGAGAAACTCTACGTCATCCAGCCCGGTATGATACCGGTAGGACGGGATCAGGTAATCCGATGAAGGAAAAGCCTGCTCCAATCTCCAGGTCCACTGCTTCATGTCGAACTTCTCGTTTCCGAGAAGTCGATCGGCAGTAGCACCTGGTCCGTGTTTGGGGATCAAACTGCCGGCGGCGACCAGATGGTCAGCGCTAGCAAGAATCCTACCAAACAGAAGGTTAGAGACGCGAGAAAACGCCAGGTAATCAACCTGAGTCCATTCGCGCCCCTTAGCCTCCAGAGTTTGCTCCGTCTTGACGAACTGCTCAATAGCATCCTTTTCCCTCTCTGAAGTACAAGGGATCAGGACCTTTGCGAAGAAGCCAGTTAACTGGCGAACCGCAAAGATTGCATCGAGTGAAGCATCGTCAAGTAGGATACCCGACTTGCGGTCAAACACAAGGTCAAGGAAACCTCCTAGAAACAGGGGGAGACCACCGCTCCGCCGGAAACCGGCAAAGGCGGTAGGACCTACACAGCCGTTGGACAAGGACCGATCAAAGTCCTTACCAAAGGCTGGGAGAGTAATCGTCAGAAACGACGTACCCTCCGAGTTTGACCTAGCCGCGACTGATTTTTGGTCGCGGATGGTGTCGATGCAAAGCCACTCGCCCGTTTCTTCGGCGAGCTTGTTCCACAGGACTACCAGGCTTTTCATGCGTCCTCCTTCAGGGGGTACCGCATCCGGCTTGGTATCTGACCCTTGGGGGCCCCAGTAGGATACTGGGGCCCCACTCGGAGGCGTGAGAGCGTTCAGCTCTCGCCGCCAATGAGCTTCGTGACGTTTGCACCACTCGTCGCCGAAAGAGATGCGAGGAAGCCGTCAACAACGGCCTTCGCAGTCGTCGTGTCGTAGCCGACCGGAAGGTCGACCACGAGATACGTCGACATGGAGTTGATCACGTTCTGGCCCGCGCCAAGCGGGTT